TAAACGTTTATATTGTATGAAATCAAATGATATAGCATTAATGCATGACTACCAAAAAGATAAAGTTAAATATAATCCAAGCTGGGCACAAAGCAGTTGAAGAGTTAATTAAGATAGCTAGAGAACCTATCGTAGATTCTGAAGACGATATATCAGCTGATAGATTAAAAAATGCAGCAGCTACAAAGAAGTTAGCTATTTTCGATGCGTTTGAAATATTAACACGTATTGAAAATGAAAAAGAAATGCTAGAAGGTAAACCTAAAGAAGAAAAGAAAGAAGAAAAAGCTTTTAAAGGTTTTGCAGAAAGGAGAAGTAAATAATGTATCAACAGACATTATATACAATATTAAAAGATTATATCAACCCTAAAATACTTAAAAAAAATAATAGGTATAAAAAGTGGAAGTATGGATATAATAAAGAATATGATTTTGTAGTTATAAGTAAAGACGGAACTATTGGACAGATATACGAGATTCAAGGTCTCAAAGTTGCAATACCAGAAGTCTCTGAATGTTTTGAACGAAGCAAAAATAAAGAGGAACAATACTGGGAAAGACAAGAATATCCAAAAGAATTAGCTAGGATTAAAAGTGTATTTGATTGGGATGAATATCCTACAGATTTTAAAGAAAAGTGGTTTGATTATATAGATGAAGAATTCAGAAAAAGAGATGAAGGTTACTGGTTTTATAACAATGGTATTCCTACTTATATTACAGGCTCTCATTATATGTACTTGCAGTGGTCAAAAATTGATGTCGGATCCGCTGACTATAGAGAAGCAAACAGACTCTTCTTTATATTTTGGGAAGCATGTAAAGCAGATAATAGATGTTACGGGATGTGTTACCTTAAAAACAGACGGTCTGGATTTTCTTTTATGTCCTCAGCTGAACTTGTCAACCAAGCCACAATATCTAGTGATGCCAGATTCGGCATCCTTTCAAAAACTGGAGCAGATGCTAAAAAAATGTTCACAGATAAAGTTGTCCCGATATCCGTTAACTATCCGTTTTTCTTCAAGCCGATCCAGGATGGTATGGATCGTCCTAAGACCGAACTGGCATATAGAGTCCCAGCTTCAAAACTTACTAGACGTAAATTAGAATCAAAGGAACAACTAAAAGAATTAGAAGGTCTTGACACAACGATAGACTGGAAAAATACGGGGGACAACTCTTACGATGGTGAGAAATTAAAGATACTAGCTCACGACGAGAGTGGTAAATGGGAAAGACCTGATAATATATTAAATAACTGGAGAGTTACAAAAACTACATTAAGACTAGGTCGAAGAATAGTAGGCAAGTGTATGATGGGCTCAACTTCAAACGCATTAGATAAAGGTGGAAACAATTTCAAAAAACTCTACTACAATTCAGACGTTACAAGAAGAAATAAAAACGGACAAACAGCTAGTGGACTCTATTCTCTTTTCATCCCTATGGAATGGAACTACGAAGGATTCATGGATACTTTTGGATTACCTGTATTCACTACGCCAAAAGATAAAATCCTCGGAATTGATAATGTCCCAATTGACACAGGAGTTATCGAACACTGGGAAAACGAAGTTGAAGGATTAAAGAGCGACCAAGATAGCTTAAATGAATATTATAGACAATTTCCAAGAACTGAGCAACATGCTTTTAGAGATGAAACAAGAGATAGTTTATTTAACTTAGTTAAGATCTATGAACAAATAGATTATAATGATGAGTTTAATAACACTGCAAATGTCACTCAAGGTAAATTTGTTTGGGAAGGTGGAATAAAAGATACTAGAGTAATATTTGTTCCTGACAATAAAGGAAGATTTAAAGTTAGTTGGGTGCCTAGCAAAAATTTACAAAATAAAGTAATTATAAAAAATGGACTTAAACACCCTGGAAACGATCATATCGGAGCATTTGGTTGTGATTCTTATGATATTAGTGGTACTGTCGATGGCAAAGGGTCTAATGGATCGCTTCATGGCTTAACTAAGTTTTCAATGGAAGACGCACCACCTAATCATTTCTTTTTAGAGTATATAGCTAGACCTCAAACAGCTGAAATGTTTTTTGAAGAAGTATTAATGGCTTGTCATTTTTATGGGATGCCTATACTAGCAGAAAATAATAAACCAAGATTACTTTATTATTTAAGAAGAAGGGGTTATAGAAATTTTAGTATTAATAGACCTGATAGAGTTTGGAATAAACTATCTTATACAGAAAAAGAAATAGGTGGAATACCTAACTCTAGCGAAGATATAAAGCAAGCTCATGCTGCAGCAATAGAAGCTTATATAGATGAGCATGTTGGATTAACCTTAAATGGTATAGGAGATATGTATCATCAAAAAACTCTTGAAGATTGGGCACAGTTTAATATAAATAATAGAACTAAACATGATGCATCTATTAGCTCTGGGTTAGCTATAATGGCATGTAATAAAAATAAGTATAGACCTAATTTAATACGAAGCAAACAACCAGTTAATTTAAATTTTGCAAGATACGATAATGAAGGTTTTGTTTCAAAAATAAATAAGTAAATGATAGAAACTAGTTACGGAAGTTCATTCCCGGATCAGGTAGTACCTGATGCAGTAAAAGCCTCTTATGATTATGGACTAAAAGTTGGTCAAGCAATAGAAGGAGAATGGTTTGGTGGTACTAGAGCTGGTATTGCTGGTTATAGATTTGCTTCAAACTATAATAATTTTCATCAATTAAGATTATACGCTAGAGGAGAACAATCTATACAAAAATATAAAGATGAATTATCTATTAATGGAGATTTATCTTACTTAAATCTTGACTGGACGCCAGTACCGATAATATCAAAGTTTGTTGATATTGTTGTTAATGGAATGTCTCAAAGAAATTATGATATAAAAGCTTACGCTCAAGATCCAACATCTAGTGCTAAAAGATCTGCCTATGTAGAAGGTTTAATGAAAGATATTTTTGCTAAAGAATATGTAGCAAAAGCAAAAGCTCAACTAGGAATTGACATATCTTCTACTCCTGAAGGCGAAAATGGTCCACAAAATCCTGATGAGGTTTCTGTTTACATGCAGCTAAATTATAAGCAAGGTATTGAATTAGCTCAAGAAGAAGCTATTAATTATACTTTAGATTTCAACAAATATGATTTAATAAGAAGAAGATTAAATTATGATTTAACTGTACTAGGTATAGCATGCTCGAAAACTAGTTTTAATTTACAAGAAGGTGTAAAAGTAGATTATGTGGATCCA